GCCGACTCGACCTACTAATCCGATCTGAGTCATGGAGTCATCACCTCTTGTGGAGATGATTAACCACGAAAACAGAACCAAAGGATTTTGTTAAATCCAAGGCCCTAGATCGGACCACTGTCTTACAACGCTGTGTACAACACGGGGCACCGACTCGTGAAGTGGGGTAGAGTTATACCCTTTCTTCTTCACTTCGCCGTCATCCCATGCGTACATCGCTTTCAGCGTCAACGGCCTACTGCTAACGGGGCGCAACGCCTCGTTACGCTTCGACAAATCCCACAGAGAGGATAAGAAGTACCCCTCTTGGTCGTCATGCAGAGTTTTACTCTGGTCCATCAGGTGATAAACACGATATCCTTCGATACCATGTCGTTCCCTGCTTGGGGTGGCCTCATCAAAGTTACCGATGAAACCTCCATCTCCAAGTCCCTCTGATACTCTCAGGCGCAACGCCTGAGGGACAGAAAGAACGAGAAGAGCAAATGGCAATTGAAACCGTTTATCACACGCCCAGCCGGAACAGCACCGGTGCGCGTAACGACGGATCGCATTTGCAAGGCGATAAACTGCCTGGACAGACGATACTCTACCTTTAAGGTAGATAGGCTTAACATCGAAGCCGTTGAAATAGTGGGCACCACAGCTTTCACGAAAAGGTGAGTCGTAATGACTTTTCCTCGTGTTAACTACAAAGCCGTAGAAGCTCAGTACTTCTGACAGTAGCGAGAAAACCGACGTCGGTATTATGACGTCGTCCCCATACACGCTGACCAAACTTTGGTCTTCGTGCAGAGCTTCTGTGCAGCAAATTGCGACTGCATAGAAGATGAGAGACTCTAAAGAAAAGGTGAACCCGTTCCCCATACTGGAGAACTTAGCCCACCGAATAACTTCCTCTTTGAGTCCATCTCGTTTAATAATGCCGTATTTGGTCCGACAACTATCCATTACGGAGTACCATCGAGGGGGCAAAAGCTCCCGAACGACAGAGGCCGCAATAGAGTCACTAGCCGAGGACAAATCAACAGTTGCGACGAGGCCCGTTTCCGAGCCAAGCCGTGCCAACCGTTGGTTTCTGCCCTGGTCGTGTAAGTCGATACCAAACCGAAGGAGGCGCCTATTGATCATTTCGCCAATCGATTTCTGAAACCAGAGATTGATCCCAGGTTCTATGGCGATAACTCGATCCGTTGTTGCATCCTTCGGAACAGTGATAACTTTGCTCCCTACCTGAAATTCGGGGTATTTAGTTCCGAACGCCAGGTGCCGGGCCCACAGGGGATAAATCTTTCCCATGAGATCGGGGGGGATTAAAGAGTAGAGGTCACGCGTTATACCAGTTTCACACTGGAATTTTCTTGATGAACTAGCGTCCGCACGTTTGATTAACGTACTCGCACCAGGACCCCAGTCAGACGACGACGCAAACTCTTCAGCATCGAATTCGCCGAGAATCGCCTCGATTTTTCGAACAACTGCGTGATGCAATTGCACGTGCTCACCAGTATAAAATTGATGAGTAGCGAGGTTAGCAAAGCGTACATTCGATTGCTTACACAGATCTTCGTATTTTTTGAATTTCTGTAAGGCCACTTCCTCAAGGTCCGCTCCCAGGTTAAGTCCTGTGAACTTTGAAAGAAGTTTAGTGGCCGCATAAGCATCCCGGACATCCGCAAAACTGTTATAGTCGAGCGGATCAAACTCCAAGTTTGCCAGTTGGTCATGCTCATTGTTTTGATACATGAGCCAAACGGCTAGTGAACGAGGACAATCCAGGGACCGTAATACTGCGCCGATAGCACGAGCTTCAAGCTTCGGGTCTACGCGGTACTTTAGCAATCCTTTCAAGAATTGCTTTCCACACACATCATGAGACATGGAGGTACTCCTTTGAGTTAAGAAAAATCATCCGCAAATCCTGAGGTTACCCCCAGGGCGCGTCGAAATTCTCGATTGCGTTACGAAGGGGCGACACAGTAG